TGCCATTACTGCTGGCCGATTTGTAATCGGCGCCGGCACCCACGCCGTTGCCGCCGGTGTCGCGCGCGGCGTAGCTGTAACCGATGGTGCCATCGGCGATCTGGTCCCCACCGACGTGCTGGGCACGGCTGTCGTGACAGCTGGTGCGGCCATCGCGGCCAACGCGTTGCTCGAAGTCGGCGCCGCCGGCAAAGCCGTCACCAAAGCGGCAGGCGTCACCGTCGCTGTGGCGTTGGCCGCAGCCGGTGCCGCCGACGAACCAATTGAAGTACTACTGATCCCCAACGGCTGATCCCAGCCAGCAAACTGACCAAAAACCTAACAACGGAGCATCACCATGTCGCAACAAACGCTCGCCCAAACCCGTGTTGTCGATCCCATCCTCTCCACGCAGGTGCGCGGCTATCGTCAGCCCGGCCTGGTGGGCGAGTTGCTGTTCCCGCGTGCGCCGGTCGGCAGCTACGGCGGCAAAATCATCACCTTCGGCAAAGAATCGTTCCGGCTCTACAACTCCAAACGCGCGCCAGGCTCCGCGACCAAACGCATCACGTTTGGCTATCAGGGTGATCCCTACGCGATTGTGCCGAGTGGCCTGGAAGCGTCGGTGCCACGCGAGCTGATGCGCGATGCGAGTCAAGTGCCCGGCATCGACCTCGGCGGGCGCGCGGTGAATACCGTGCAGCGCTCGCTGTTGCTTGAGCACGAAAGCGCTTCGAGCACGATCGCCCGCAACGCTGCCAACTACGACGCCGCACACAAAATTGCGCTGGTCGGCGCTGCGCGCTGGACTGGCACCGGCGACCCGAGCGCGGACATCGAGGTGGGCAAGCTGGCGATCGCCGACAGCATCGGCATCGAGCCGAACACCGTGGTGATTTCGAGCAGCGCGATGAGCGCGTTGCGATTCAACGCCAAAATCTTGGATCGCATCAAGTACACCCGAAGCGATTCACCGACCCCGGAAATTTTGGCCAACCTGTGGGGCGTCGAAAAGGTAGTGGTTGGGCGCGCTGTGGTTGCCAGTGGCGCCGCCGACACATTCGGCAAGGTGTGGGGCGACGACGTGATCCTCGCCTACGTGTCGCCGACCGGCGGCGACCTGGGTGCGAACGCCGAGGAGCCGAGCTACGGCTACACGTATCTGATCGAGGGCCACCCGCTGGTTGAGCAGCCGTACTATGACAACAACTCCAAGAGCTGGGTCTACGGTGTGAGCTACGACAACACCCCGGTGTTGAGCGGCATGCTGGCCGGTTATCTGATCCAGAACGCGGGCGCACCGGCGGCGTAAGCCACGCAGAAAACCCATCGCAGGGCGGCAACGCCCTGCGCATTACCGGAGCACAGTTATGCGCTACCTCGTTATGACTCCCTGCAAAATCGGCCAGGCCACCTACCGCACGGGTGAGGTGGAGCCTGCTGCCGAATCGGCGGATTTGCGTGCTGCTGTGTCGCTCGGCTACCTCGTGCCGGTTGTACCAGCAGCGCCCAGCAAAACACCAGCAGCGGCGGCATCTGTGCCAGTAGCAACACCCCCAATCGATGAGCCCACTGCGCCGCCGCCGCACGCCACCGCCGCGAAAGCGCGCACCAAGGCCAAGGCCAAGGCCAAACGCTGATGTACACCACGGCGCTGCAATTGCTGGCGGTGTTGGGTGCCACCGAGCTGGCGCAGGTTGCCACGCCGGAGCAATACCCAGTAGTGACGCCAGAGTTGTTGACGCTGGTGATTAACGCTGGCGATACCTCCGCCGAACTCCCCGCCGACGTAGCCGTGGCCGTTGAGGCCGTAGCCCGTATTACCCGCGCGATTGCCGATGCCGACGAAATGATTGATGGCTATCTGGCCGGGCGCTATCCGCTGCCGCTGGCGATTGTGCCGGGTATTTTGCAGACCTACGCCAGCGACATCGTGCGCTATCGTCTGCACAAAGATTTTCCCGAGCAAGGGCAGCACCCAGTACAAGTGCGCTATCGCGATGCACTGCGGTTTTTGACTCTGCTCGCAGACGGCAAAGTGACGCTGGGCGCACAAGACCCGGCGCCGCCGACCAGCGGCAACCGCGTGCAGTACAGCGCACCGGCACGGGTGTTTGACGCCCCATCGCTGGCGGATTACTGATGCAAGGGCCCATCGACATGCAACCGGTTATCGACGCGCTGCGCACAGCAGTGCCCGCGTTGCGACAGATCGGCGGTGCAGCGGATTTTGCGGCCGCATCAAAAGCGACGGCACCGGTGACCCCGGCGCTATTTGTGCTGCTGGCGACTGAATCGGCCAAGCCGCAGAGCGGTGGATCGGCCACGGCCGTGCAGGCGATCACCGCCCGCATTGCGGTACTGATTGCCGCGCGCAACTACCGCGCAAGCGGGCGCGGCACGCAATCTGCCGTACAACTGCACGACCTGATTGCGAGCGTGCGCCTGGCGCTGCTGGGCAAAGTGCCCCCCGGGTTCGCGCCTGGCCAAGCCAGCGCGATTGAGCTGGTGTCCGGAGCACTGATCAACTACGCCGACGCCACCACCTGGTGGCAAGAGATTTTCCAAACCACTTACTGGAGCCGCGCATGAAACCGAAATCCAACTACCAGCCGCCGGACGATCTGCCAACTGTCGGCGGCAGTTACACCCGTGCGAAGCCGGGTGCCAAGCCAGTGCTGGTTCGCCCGCCTACTGCCGCTGCGCCCGTTGTTGCCGTTGCCGTTGATCTGGGCTTCGGCGACTCGCGGCACGTTGTTGCCACTCCCGTCAACGCCACCAAACCCACCCGCAAATAATCAGGAGATACCCGCATGGCACTCGATATTCAACAATCCAATCTCCGCGCGCTGTTGATCGCGATGCAAGCCGTAGCCGGTTCGCCGGTGGTGCTGGCACCGGCGACCGACGGAATGCTTGTGCTGGAAGGCGATTACGCGTTTTCGACGGACGAACTCGAACGCAAACTCGACAAGGCCGGCCACGGTGCCGACCCATTCGTCAACATCAAACGCCGCTCGCAATTCAAGGGCAAAATCGAGCTGCGCGGCGCAGCTTCGGTGGGCACCGCCGCACCGATCAGCCGCATTTTGCGCGCTTGCGGATTCGGCGAGACGTTGACCGCTCCGCCGAGCGCGAGCGCCGTCTATGCGCTGGTATCCAGCGGCTACGAGATGGTGACCCTCGGCGGCTACAACTCGGGCTCGCTGATCACTGGTCAAGACGGCCGCGGCGCTCTCACGAAGATCGATTTGTCGATCCGTCAGTTTGCGACTGCCGATTTTGACGTGCTGGCGCTGCCCGGGGCGGTTGCCGTGTCCGACGCGGCGTTGCCTGAGGTCGTGCTGACGGCGTTCCAGCCGCCGGTAGCGATCGAGACGGAGACGTTTGCGGTGACCGTTGGCGCGACCTCGCTCGATGCGATCAGTCTCAGCGTGGATACCGGCGCGACGGCCGAAATTTACGAAGGCAGCAACAGCCGGTTCACGCGCCTGAAAGACCTGTACAAGCCCAGCGGCACGCTCAAGATTTTCAAGGAGCAACGCTCGGCTTTCAATCCTGAGGAAATTGCGCTGGCGAATACGTTGCAGGATATTTTTGCGACGATTACCGGCGGCGGCGAGACCCTGCGGCTGGACCTGAAGAGTGTGCAGCTCGGCATGGCCAAGCAGGTCGATCAAGACGGCGTGGTCGCCTGGGAGATCCCGTTCAAGACGATGGGCACCACGCCGACCGACTGTTTGTCGCTGTCGTTCTTGGCCTAACCGGCCGCGCTTTACTCCAACGCGCGCGTCGGGTCCGAGCGCGCGTTTTTGATCCGACAACCCACAACCCAAAACGGAGACACCACTCATGCTAGTCATCAAAAAAGCCAATACGATCGAGGTCAAAATCAACATCGACGTCGATACCGACACCGGCAAACTCAAGGGGCAATTCTCCGGGTTTGCTCGCATCATCAGCAAGCCTGCCTACCGCGAGCTGCTGCAAAAGCTGACGGAGCAGCAGACACGCGGCGAGATCGAGGATGCCGACGAGGCGTTGGTGCGCGCGATCTATGAGCGATTCGAGGGCCTCGGCAACGACGACGGCGCGCTGACCGGGGACGCCGCGTTCGCCGAAGTCTTGAGCGGTCAGTACAGCCAGTTTCTGACCACAGCCGTAATCAACGAGCACACCCGCACGCTGCAGGATGCCAGCTTGGGAAACTTCAAGACGCGGCGCGGGCGATAGAGCGCGCGCGGCGCGGCATCAACCCGCGCGGATCGCTGCACGACGATTTGCAGCGGTTCGGTCTGGTGCCAGCCGACGATGATGTCGCCGGAGAACCCGAACCACCCAGCATCGAGGTAATGCCATGCAACTGGTGGACCGTGCAGACCTACCTGAATTGCGAATGGACGCTGCTGCCGCTGTCCAACGGCGCCGCAGTGCGCGTCTTGCACACCGGTATCGCAGCGGTGGAGATTGCGGCGGTGCTCGATCTGTTGGACGTGTGCGATCCAAGGCGGCGGCGTCGGGTGCTGCGCGGCATTCGGCTGATGGTGCCGGCCGGGGCAGAGGTACGCAATGCGCAGTGAGCTTGTCGTGTGATCAACGCGGGCTGCGGCCAGAAATCATCTGCATGAGCATGATCCAGAACGACAGGGCGAATAGCCCGGCAGCGATGAGCAGGGCCGTCGCCGACAACCCACCGAACAGCAGACTCAGGATCAGTACCAGCAGCGCAATGTTGGCGATTTGTGCGGACATGGGGGCTGGACTCCGTGGCTGATCTGGTTGTCAGACTGCGGCTGGAGGGTACCGCCGCTGGGCTGGTGTCTGCAACCGACAGCGGCAAAAAATCGATCAAAGGATTAGGCGACGCAGCCACCCGCGCCGGTGGCGATAGCACCCGCGCATTCGCCGCCAGCAGCAACGCAGCGGTGAACCTGTCTGCCGAGTTGGACCGGGTAAAATCGGCCGCGCTCCGCCTGGCGCTGGTGTTTGGCGCCGGCGGCGGCGCGTTGCAGTTTGCACGCGGCGTGATTGATGCGAGTAACGCCATGATCGGGTTTCGATCATCGCTCACCGCCGCGACCGGGTCGGCGCAAGAGTCCGCGTCGGCAATCGCCTTTGTCCGCGCCGAGAGCGACCGGCTCGGGCTGTCGTTCCGCAGTTCGGCAGGCGGTTTCGCGCAACTGTCCGCAGCGACTCGTGGCACCGCGCTTGAGGGCCAAAAAACCCGCGATGTGTTCAGCGCGGTGTCTGAGGCGGCGCGCGTCCTGAACTTGTCCGCCGAGACCACGAGCGGCGCACTGAACGCGCTGCAGCAAATGGTCAGTAAAGGCACCGTCGCGGCGGAAGAATTGCGCGGCCAGCTGGGCGAGCGTCTGCCGGGTGCGTTTAACCTGGCTGCGCAGGCAATGGGGCTGACTACCAGCGAGCTGAGCAAGATGCTCGAAGCGGGCGAGATCACTGCGGATGAACTGCTGCCAAAACTGGCGCAGCGCTTGCACGAGGTGTTTGGCGCGCAGGCAGTGCAGGCCGCTGGCACCCCTGCGGCTGAGTTTGAGCGGCTCAAGAATTCGTTGTTCGATCTGCAAGTGGCGGTCGGTGACGCCGGGTTTATGGCGCAACTGGCCAGCGGCGCGCGCAGCCTGGCCGAAGCGCTGACACGGCTGACGGAAGGCGGCGCATTGGACAAGTTGGCCAGTGGGCTGGTGCTGATCGGGCAAGTAGCGCTGGTGGCTTTCGGCGGCCGCGTGCTGGCTGGCATCGGCAATTTTGTGGCCCGGCAACGCGATGCCGTGATCGCCACAGCGATCAATATTGAGGTCAGCCGCGACCTGGCCCGCTCAGCCTTGGCTACGGCCGCCGCGAAAACGGCCGAGTTGGGCGCTACCTTACGAGTGATCGAGACCGCACGCGCGGAGACCGTTGCCAAACAGGCGCAGGTGGCGGCCGAGGTCAGGACGGCCGAAACCGCCCTGGCGGCAGCGACGGCGACAACGCAGGAATCATTCGCGTTGAAAGTGCAGCGCGAGGCCACGGATCAGTTGGTGCGGGCAAAAGCCAGGCTGGTAGCCATCAGCACAGACCTCGCCGTGTTGGGTCGCGGGCAGACGCAGGTGCAGGGGCAACTGGCGGTGGCAACGGCCGCTCAGACATTAGCGCAGCAGCAGTCGAATGCCACGCTGGCGGCAGGCGGTTTGGCGATGGCGGGATTGCGCACCGCTGGCGGCAGGCTGTTGGGATTTCTAGGCGGTTGGCCTGGCGTAGTGCTGCTCGCGGCTGGCGCACTGTACAAATTGTGGGACGCGACGCGTGCGGGCGAAGCTGCCGCCAACGCGCCGCTGGCGGCACTCGGCGAGCTGAACGCGAAGCTGGAACGGCAGCTCAAACTAAAAGCTCTGGTGGAGAGCGGTCGGGCAACCAGCAGTAATGCAGAGACTGTGGACACATTGAGTGGAGCGGTCGCCAGGGCGGTGCAATTGCAGCAGGCGCTGGCACAAGCAAAGCAGTCGCTGAAGGCATTGTCGAGCACGGCCGGTGGCGTTACTGTCAATAACGCGTTTCTCGCCCAGACCATCGCCGTAGATAAACTCTCAGAAGGGTTCTCCGCTGCGCGCGCCGAGGTGTCGCGCTACGCGGCCAATTTGCAGAAGTCGGGCGAGTTAACGCCATCGATCCGCGCGATGGTTATTGAGGTGGACGGTCTGGGACAAACATTCCAGGCCACGTCCGGGCCGATGAGCCGATTCAATGCCAACGCCGAACGCGCCAGGATTGCCGCGCGGCAATTTTCCGAAGGTAATGCAGCACTGACGGAAAGTCTGCAACAGACCATCGACAAGCTGGCGCTCGAAAAAGTCGAGCTATTGTCCGGGTTGCGCGCTCGACTGATTGCCGAGGCCGCAAAAAAGGCCGGTGTGGCCGGTTATGGGCAGTTGAGCCGTGCGGTGCAGGAGCAGATCGATACGATTGCGCGCGAGACAGCGAGCGTCGAGGCGCTGAAAAAAGCGCGTACCGGCGCGACCAAAATTGCGGCCGACGCCGCGCGTGCCGAGACCCAGTTCGGGGCTGCTATGCGCGATCTGGCCAACGTTGCCGATACGTCGGCAGCAGCGCTGGCCGGCCCGCTCGCACAAGCCGAAGCAGCGCACATCAAAGCGCTGCGGGCGATTGCGAAAGATGGCGCGGCGGCCATTACCGCGTCGGCAAAATTGAGCGATGCCGCAACCAAACAGGCGGCTGCTCAGCAGTTGGTGGTGGAGGCGATCAACGCGGAGAATGCGGCGTATGACGATCAACGCGACAAGATCGCGAACAAGCTCACGAACACAGAGCAACTCACGAAATCGCTTGCGGACGAAGCGGCAGCGATCGGGCAAACGGCGGCGCAGCGCGATTTATCGAATGCGTTGCGCGAAGCTGAAAATGCACTGACCGCGGACGGCATCTCAGTGCAATCTGAGCAGGGCACAGCGTATCTGCAGAGTGTCGCCGCGCAACAGCAGTTCATCACTGCGCAGGGCCATTTGGCGGCGGCATCGCAGCAAACCAGCAACACGATGCGTCAGGGCTTTGCCAGCGCGGCCGATGCGCTGGCTGACTTGGTCACCGGCGGCATTAAATCATTCAAAAACTTCGGCAAAACGCTCGCGAACATCGCTCGGCAAATGGTCGCCGATCTAATCGCGCAGTTTCTCAAAACCCGCGTTATCAATGGGATTTTGGGGAGCCTTGGGAACGGCATTGGTGGTGGCAGCTTTGGGTCGCTGTTCGCTGGTCTTGGCGCATTGGTCGGCACAAGCTCGGCACGCGCCGGAGCCGAATCGCTGCCGGGATTCGTCGGCCCACCGAGCGCGCTTGTGGGTAGCGGTGGCGCGACCGTGGGATCGGTCATCGGCGGTGTCGGCGCTGGGTTCCTGGGCTCGCAGATTGTCGGCAACGGGTCTACCGGCGCGGCGATTGGCGGTGCGATCGGTGGCGGTCTCGTGTCTGCATTTCTTCCGCTTGCGTTGACCGGTATCCTCGGCCCGCTGGGCACTATCCTGGCACCGTTGATCGGCGGCATAGTCGGTAGTCTGATTGGTGGATTGTTTGGCGGCAAGAAACCCAGGCTGGAAGTTGGGGGATCTGCATCTGGGTTGCAGAATAATACTGTCCACGGGGCGTCGAGTTTCGGCGAAATTTTCGTCGGCCACAATCGCAAAACCGGCGAGAACGGCGCCCAGTTGGTCGCCAATCTGATCAAATTCGATGATGTGATTGCCGGGTTTGTCGCCACATCTGTCGGCGGTGCAGAACGGCTGACCACGATTACCGGTGTGCTGTCGACGTGGGAAGTGGATCTGCGTAAAGGTGCGGCCACTGCCGAGCAAGTTCTGAAGTCCAGATTTGGCACGATCCTCGGCACGTTCGACGCAGCGATCCAGACGTATGTCAATCGTGGCGATGGGCTTGAGGAGCAAGTACAACGCTTGTCGGACGTGCTGGCGATCGAATCCGGGTTGCTGAAATCCGGCGTTGATGTGTCGCTGTCTGATTTCATCGGCGTGATCGACGAGTTTGCGCAAGCTGGCGAGTCGTCGGCAGAAACCGCAGCGCGGGTGATCGGCGGCGTCAAACTGCTAGACGCTGCGCTGGATCAGAGCGGCATCCAGGTCGCCAAAACGGGCGCTGAATACGTGCGGTTTTCGGCAGCGATCGTGCAGGCCGCCGGCGGTCTGGATCAAGCGCAGCAACTCTGGGACAACTATTTCGCGAATTTTTTCACCAGCACCGAGCTTGCAACGTCAGTCGGCCAAAGCGCGGCCGACGCGCGCGCGACGGCGTTGGCTGGTCTCGGTCTGGATCAAAATATCAGCAATGACGCGTTTCGCGCGGCGTTTGAAGCCGCATTGCCGACAGCGACTCCAGAGCAGATCGTGCAGTGGCTCAGAGCGGGCGAAGCGATTACGGCGGCAGCAGATGCGCAAGCCAGGCTCAATGCGATCTACGCGCAGGCTGTCGCAGTAGAAGAGCAGCACGTAGCAGCGGTGCAGCAATATGCCGACGCGATCACGTCGCTCGGCGAAGCGCTGGTGCGCGGCCATCTGACCGATTTTGGCGCAGAAATGCGCGACATCAATCAGTGGGCGGATGCAGCGCGCGCGGAACTCGATCGCTTGGCGGTTGCTGCTGGACTGAGTGCAGCATCGGAAGAAAGTCTGGCCGCCGTGCACGAGCTCGCGGCATTCAAGGCGGGCGAGGCAATGAAAAAACTGCGCGCCCACGCCCTCGATCTGGTGCAGCAGCTGCAGGGCAGTCAGCTCGATCAACTCAACGCGCAGATCGATGCGATCAATGCAGCGGCGGAAGCGCAGGTCAACGGCATCAACGATGTGTCGTCTGCGGCGGCTGATGCGGCGCAGGCGCAGATCGAGGCACAACAGCGCATCCGCGATTTTGTGGACGGCATCCTGCGCAATCCGGCGGTGGGCGGTCTGCGTCCCAAAGACGCGCTGCCGATTGCTCAGCAGCAGCTGCAAGCAGTGTTCGCCGCAGCGCAAGGCGGCGACGCAGCGGCGCTGGCCCAGTTCCCGCAATTGGCGGATGAGATTTTGCGCCTGGCGCAACAAGTTTTCCCCGCGGGCAGCGATCCGTTTATCGCGATCCGCGACGGCATCATCGCCCAGGGCAATCAGTTGGCTGGACAGCCGGTGGCGGGCGGCGGTGCGGGTGTCGGCGGTGGTGGCGGTGGCGGTGGCGCTGCGGTATCCGGTGATTTGGCGGCGTTGATCGAACAGCGCGATGCGTTGCTCGCTGAGCAGACCGCTGCCACGCGCCTGGCGCTGGCGCAGGAGCTGTCCGCTGCGATCCGCGATCTGGTGATTGCCACCGGCGATCCGCTCGCGGATATCGCGCTGCAGCTCGGGGCCAACATCACTGACTTAGTGTCGGCGCTCGGCATCAACCTCACTGATCTAACCGCCACGACCGCGTCGCAGTTGGCGACGGTGGCGCAGGACATGGGCGTCAATCTGTCTGAGTTGAGCGCACAAGTCGGCGTTGACCTGGGCAGCCTGTCGGACTCGCAGAGCCTGCTGAACGATGCGCTGGAGGCGCAGATCAGCACGTTGCCGGATGCAGAGCGTGACGCGCTGGGACCGCTGCTCGCGCAAGTCGAGGCGGCGGCGGCTCTGGGAGACACCGCAGCGGTAACGGCCGGCATCGGCACGATGGAGACTGCGATCAGTGCGATGGCGCCCGGCATCCGGGATGAACTAGCACCATTTTTTGACGCGATCAAACCGGTGGACTACACGCAACTCGATGCCCTGACGTTCATCGACTCGAACACTGCCGATCTGCTCACAAAAGCCAAAGATCAACTGGCAGAGCTCAAAGCGCAGACGCACTTTCTGCAGGGGATTGCCGATGCGACCCCAACGCGCACAGAGACCGATCGCAGAGCAGCGGAGGATGAGGAGGATCGAGACGACATTGCGACTGGCCGACGGCGGGATCCGCGACATGGCCACGGTCCGCAGTACGACCGCATCGGCGACAATTTGGCTGCGGCCAATGCCGCGCAAGGCTACGCCAGTTTTGCTGTGGGCACTGGATTTGTGCCGCGGACTGGCGTCGCAACCGTGCACCGGGGGGAATCCATTTTCCCCGAGCCGGTGGCCGCATTTTTCCGCCGCGAGGGTTTTCCGATTCGATCATCGGGCGGCGATAGCAGCGCGTTATTGATCGAGCTGCGGCGGATGCTCGCAGAACTTGAAACCGCTAACCGTAAGCACGACGAAACGGCGCGGCGGCTGGGCGAGCTCGAAAAAACCACCAGCTCCGGCAGCCGCGAGCTGGTGGCCGCGACCGATCGCCAGACCAACACGATGCGGAGCCTGCGCTAATGGCGCCGAAACCACTCATCGACCCCGCAATCCTTGCCGCCAAACGCTTGGCGATGGACTGGGCTGGCGGCGTGCCCAACGCGACCTGGCGCGCACTGTTGACTGTGTCTGGATCGCACACTGCGGGCAAATTCGCAGGTACCTACACGTTCGGCGCGGGCGACCCGCTGGTGTTGGCCGCAAGCGGCAGTCTGACGCCGATCAGCACGGTGTATCTGGATCCCGCTGACTATCCCACCATCAACAGCGTGGCAACGATTGCTCGCCTACGCGTGCAGCTCTACACCAATGATGTGGCGCCGACCGGCAATTTCACCATCGGGCTGTACCCGATCACGCGGCCCGCAGCATCCGGCACCGCTGGCCAGTGCCGCTACACGCTGGGCACGGTGATCAGTGGCAGCACAGTGCTGTTTACAGCCCCCGCCGCAGATGGATTGTTGACCGGCGTATCCACCAGCTTTGCCCTGCCCGCTGCGGGCCATTACGCCATCGCCGTGGTGACCACGGCCAATGTCGCAGCGAACGCGCATCTGCATATGTGTGCCACTCTGGCGATGAGGAACTGAGCGATGGCAAACCCCGTAGTTGTCGTCGCGCTGCACCTGGCTGCCGGTACGCGGTATTTCAGTGATAACGGCTACACGACGCAATCTACCGATACACCAGCGAGCACGTCGTTCGAGGCGCGGTTGATCGGCAAAATCACCTGGTCGCGTGAGGCCAACGTGTACGTCTGGGGCGAGCGTCGTAGCTCGGGTGGCGTTGGCAATATCGAGTTGATCAATACCGATGGCGCGCTGGATGCGCTGGCGCTGGACCCATCCGCAAAGGGCGTGTTGGTTGAGGTGCTGACAGGGACCAGCGATCAGGCGTTTTCGGCGTTTTTGACTGAGGCCTCAGTGACCGTCAAGCAGGTCGTCGCCAACGGCGAGCGCAGCATAAAAATCAGCACGCTCGGGGTATTGAGTCGTCTGGATGTGCCGCTGCCCGTTTCGGCGTACGCGGTCGGCGCGGTGGATGCGAGCGTGGTCGGCAAGTTGCGCCCGATCAGTATCGGTGAGCCGCTCAGTGTGCCCGGCGTGTTGGTGGATACCGTGGACTATGAGTACGACGTGCACGACACGGCTGCATTCGAGAAAGTTGTGCGGGTGCGCGACGGTGGTTTTTTGCTGACCGAAGGGGTTGGCTGGCAGCGTGCCGTCAACGCGGATCGCTGGGGATTCGAGAAGCTGGCGCTGCCCACCAGCCGGGTGGTTGCCGATGTTTTTGGGCACGCGATCAAAGTCGCGGATGTAGTGCCGCCCAGCGTTGGGGATTTTGATGCTGGGCTGGCTGGGTGGACCGTCAGTGGCCTCACGGCAACGGCGTCTGGAGGCGGCTGCGTGCTGTCTGGAAACTTTTTTCAAAACGTATCGATTGGCACCGGCAGCTTGACTGCCGGGCATGCCTATCGCTGGTCCATTGCGACTGTGACCGTCACCAGCGGAAATATCGTTATCAAGGCTGCCGACGAGGTCATTGCGACCATCACAACGTCGGGCGCTAAGTCCGGAGTTTTTGTCGCGACAGCGTCTGGCGTGTTTGTTATTGCGAATGAGGCTGTTGGTGCGTTCGATATATTCATCGACGGTGTGCGTTGCGAGGAAGTTGCCCTCATCCGCTATTTGCCGGAAATTCTCACGCACCTGGTGGTGGATCGCGGCGGCTTGACGCCAGGCGATATCGATGCCGCATCAGTCACAACACTCGACACCGCCGCGCACTGGCCGATCAGCTACTGGGCCGATGGCACCGTCAACCTGCGCGACGTGCTCGATGACGTGCTCGATAGCTACGTCGGCGCGGTGTTCGAAAACCACTTGGGCAAGATCGCAGTCGCACAGCTCACCGCGCCCGCGCTGCTCACGCCTGTGGCCACGATCAATGACTCAGTGATCGTGGCTGGCACCGAGCTGCAAATCAGCATCGATGCCGCCCCTGGACTGAGTAAAACGATTGCCGGGCAGCGCAACTGGTACCGCTACAACGAGTCCGAAATCCTCGATGGCGTCAGCGATGCCGACCGCGCCCTGCTGATTACCGATTACCGAGTGCGCGCCACGGCGGGCGCCAGCGTATCTGCCGAAGTGGCACCCACGGCAGGCCAAGGCCAGCGCCCGCGGTTGTCGCCGAGCATTGGGCCTGTGGTGCCCGGCGTGTCGCGCCCCGCAAGCGAATCCGGATTCGGCACCTTGCTTGATGTCCAAGCCGACTGCCTGAGCCACGCCAATCACGCCGCTGCGCTCTATCCCGATGGCGGCGCGCCGCGCTTTATCGCTGTGCAATGCTGGGCCGCTGATCCCGCTTTGCGCGTCTTGGATCCGCTACAAGCCGTACTGATCGAGTCAGCAAGATTCGGGCTCACGCCCGCTGTGCCAGCTATCGTCAAATCCGTGTCCGGCTCGTTCGGTGACCAGCAGATCACTGTCGTGCTGTGGCTTGTGCAGTAACAATGAGGACTACCCCGTGACCAATCGAGCTGTTTTGAGCCCTGCGAATTTGCTAGCCGATAACACACTGCTTTTTTCAGTAAAGACTGACGTAGACGTTCTCGGAGGATCGGTCAATGACCTAACCGATCCACAGTTATCGTCCATTCTCACCGCAGCGGCGGCCGACCCCGTACAACACAGAGTCGGGTTTACGATTGATCTGCTGCCCCCGTGGACCAATCAACCGATGTTATTTGGCTTGCTCGGCGTATCCGGCGCCGCCGCATCCGCTGTGGGTACTGACGCGGGGACCATTCTTTTTGAGACCTACATCGGTGCAGCTCAGGTCTCCTCGGAATCCGTGTTCCCATTCGTATTCTCGGATTCCGGATTCCTGCGCTCGTTCTGGTTTTTCATGCCCAGCGGCTTAGGCATCAATCGCGTCGATCTGGTGCTCTCAAGTCCGGACAATCTGCCCTGGAGCATCGGGGGTCTGTATGCGGGCCGGGCCCTTGATATCGAGATCGCTCAAGGGTGGTCAATGTCCATCATTGACCCCGGCAGCATGGGCCGGTCGATCAGTCATCAAGGGTATCCCAGACCAGCTCAACACCGCCGCGATCTGAGTGCCACTTTTGCGCCGCTGTCGTTTGCCGAAGCATTCGGCGATGGCACGCCGGGCAGCGTCGATCTACAGAGCATCATCATGGGCATGGGCACGACCGGCATCGGGGCTTTTTTCCCTCAAACCGCAGACCCTGCCACCGGCGCGCCGGACAACATCCGGCGTCATCGCATGGGCACGTACGGCCATTTCAGCCAAATCCCGGTCATCCACGAACTACCGGGCGATCTCTGGGAGTTCGGCCCCTTCACATGGTCCGAACTGCTGTAGTGGGGCCGGTTTGTTTCCGCCTACGCAATTAAATTGCTGTCCGTGCAATTTCCGTGCGGACCCAAATATCACGCTTTTGCCCCTCAAATATCGCGCGCCGCTACAGCTATCGGTAGTCTCGCTTCGTCAGGCGGCCATGCACGATCAGTACTACTCGCCGTCCCTGATCGGACTCTCTTGGAACTGCCTGCGTCCATCTACGAAGACTTAAATCTCAAGATAAGTTCCAAACAGAAGGCAACACAAAACTAACCGCCGCCAATCGCCCGCACA